GTATTAGAAACATTCAATAATGTAAACTTAGACCCATCATCTCCAAATTATATAGCTAAGAGAATTGGTGATAGATATCTTACAATTGATAACGATGGTAAGATTACGGAATATGGCGATTATTCAAACAAATCAAAATATGTAAGAGTAGTTGTAAATGACGCAGGTTCATTCCCAATTTCAGCAGCACCATTTGGACACGCTGCATACACAAATCCAATCGCTACAGCTAATGGTGATGAAAGTTTAATACCTGAAGTAGTTTACCAAACTGGTTCAGCAAATAACACATCTTCATCTCCAATATATTATGCTGGATTTGATTTTGAATCAACTGGAATTGCAGATGATAACATTCAATACTTATCACCTATTCCTGATGGAGCAAAAGCTGGAGCAAACGTATTATTCGCATTCGATTCTCAACTTACATATAAAATGACCGGTTCAGCAGCAGCTGATATGGTTAAGAGACAATTCTCTTTAGGTTTCCAATATGGATTTGATGGTTCATTCCCTGGCACTAAAGCAAACTTAGGAAATGATATATCAGCAGCAAATACGCAAGGATTTGATTGTTCTAAATCAACTTCATCTGGTTCAATAGCTTATTCAAAAGCAATCAACGCTGTAGGAAACCCTGATGAGTGGGACATCAACTTAGTTGTAACTCCTGGTATCATCCGTTCTTTACACCCATCTATTACTACAAAAGTAATTGATATGGTTGAAGATAGACAAGATTGTTTCTATATCGCTGACTTTACTGAAGCAAGTGCAACAATTACTGAAGCAACTGAGCAAGCAAATTCAATTGATTCAAATTACGCTGGTACTTACTATCCTTGGGTTAAGACAGTTGATACAAATACAAACAAAATAACTTCAGTTCCACCATCAGTATTGTTACCAGCAGTTTATGCTAGTAATGATAGATTGGCAGCTGAGTGGTTCGCACCTGCTGGTTTAAATAGAGGTGGTATCACTGGAGCAGTAAGTGTGTTGAATAGATTAACGCACGCTGAAAGAGATACACTTTATGAAAACAAAGTAAACCCAATCGCAGCATTCCCTGGACAAGGTATTGTAGCATTTGGACAGAAGACATTGCAAGATAAAGCTTCAGCATTAGATAGAATCAACGTAAGAAGATTACTTATCACTGTTAAGAAGTATATCGCATCAACTTCTCGTTACTTAGTGTTCGAACAAAATACATCAACTACTCGTCAAAGATTCTTAAACACTGTTAATCCTTACTTAGAAGGAATTCAACAAAGACAAGGTCTTTACGCATTCAGAGTTGTGATGGATGAAACAAACAACACACCTGATGTAATTGATAGAAACATATTAGCTGGACAAATCTTCTTACAACCAGCGAAGACTGCAGAATTCATCGTAATTGATTTCAACATTCTTCCAACTGGAGCTTCGTTCAACGCTTAATATGGATTTGAAATAAATTGATATTTATTAATATAAAATAAAAGGATAATAAAATGGCAGAAATATTAGAGTTTGACAAGATGTTCTATACGAACTTCGAACCTAAGATGAAAAACCGCTATGTGATGGAGATTGACGGTATCCCATCATATATGGTTAAAGCAGCAGCAAGACCTTCAATTCAGTTTGAAAAGGTAACTTTAGACCACATCAACATTAAAAGACAATTGCAAGGTAAAGGTGAATGGCAAGATATAACTATCACACTTTATGACCCAATCGTTCCATCTGGAGCACAAGCGGTAATGGAGTGGGTACGTTTAGGACATGAATCTATTACTGGTAGACGTGGGTATGCTGATTTCTATAAAAAAGATATAGATTTCTATATGTTAGGTCCTGTTGGTGATAAGATTGAGCAGTGGAAACTAAAAGGCGCTCTTATTGTAAGTGCAAACTTTGGTGATGTAGCATTTGATTCTAACGAACCTGCAACTATCGAATTATCTTTAGCTTACGATTACGCAATTCTTGAATTCTAATTTAAGAAAAACTATAAAAAAGAAGGGATATCCAAAAGGTATCCCTTTTTTATTTCCAATTTTTTAAGATTTATGTATTTATATATACAAACTAAAAAAGATAGAAAGTTATGGCAGAAGTTAATATTACGCAACCAACTCCAACACCTAAGTATGAAAGTCTTAAATATGATTTTCCTACCGAAGTTATTGAATTACCATCAAAAGGATTAGTATATCCAGAAAATCACCCTTTAAGAAAAGGAACTTGTGAAATAAAATATATGACAGCAAGAGAAGAAGATATTCTTGCAAATCAAAATTTTATTAAAAAAGGAATTGCTTTAGATAAATTATTTGAATCAGTTTTAGTTGAGCCTGGTGTAAATCCAAATGATGTTTTTATTGGTGATAAAAATGCCATTTTAATGGCAACACGTGTTTTGGGATATGGTGCTGATTACCATGTAGAAATGACAGACCCATTTACAGGTGAAAAGCAGGAAGTGGTAATTGATTTGGGTAAAATACAAACTAAGGATATAGATGAATCTATATTAAACTCAAAAAATAGATATAAATTTATATTACCATCTAATAGTAAAGAAATTACTTTTAAACTATTAACACATGGTGATGAACAAGAAATAACTAAAGATATACAGGCTTTAGAAAAATTAAATAAAAACTCAGCAGGAGCTTATGATGTAACTACTCGTTTAAAGTATATGATTACATCTGTTGATGGAAATGAAGATAGAGGTTTTATAAACAAATGGGTAGTAAACTCTTTCTTAGCAAGAGATACAAAAGCATTCAGAGTATTTGTAAAAGATATATCACCTGATTTAGATATGAAATTTGAGTTTGTTTCTAAAGCAACTGGCGAAACGGAGGCGCTAGATATTCCCTTTGGGATTAACTTTTTTTACCCTTCCAACTGATTATAAGATTCAACTTCATACGCAGATTTGGGAAATGGTTCAATTCGGTAATGGATTTACTTGGACAGAAGTGTATCATATGCCAACATATCTTCGTAAATTCTATTTCAATAAATTAATTGAATTAAAGAAAAAAGAAGCTGAAGAGCATAAAAAAGCTCAATCTAAAATGAAAATGCCAAAAGTGAGGATGCGTTAATATCCTCACTTTTTTGTTTGCGAATATTTATAGAATATAAAAGGGAAATACTATGCCAAACGATAAAAAACAATTAAAAGAAGGAATTCCATCAATGTTAAAGAAGTTTACAGATAATTTTTTTGATGGATTAAAATATGGAGCAATCAATAAAGCACTTAAAGATGCTGAAAAAAATAAAAGAATGCCACCTCCTATTGTTCAAGATTTAAGAGATTTGCAAAAAAAGAGAGATGAATTGATTAAAAAGATTCAAAAATATGACCCATCCTACCAAGCTCCTGAAATGGATGAATTATAATAAATAAGAATTAAGTAATGGCAAAAGATGCAGGATTATTTGGTAAGCAACTTGTAGAACAGGAACAAAAATTACAAGCAGAAAAAGAAAAAACAGCAAAAGCAATAGAAAATATTACTAATGCTGAAAGGAACAGGTATGTATCTGCGGAACTTAAACAAAAAGCAATAACTGCTCTAACAGAAAAGCAAGCAAGAACTGAAAAAGAACTGATAGCTAATCAAACTAGACAGGCAAATATAAGAATACAAAATTTAAAATCTTTAGGACAGCAAGAAGCATCTCTAAAAAGTTTAAGTGGTATCTATGATGGATTAAAAGAAATAGATAGAGAAAGACTAACACTCCAACAAAGTATGGCAGAGTCTGACCCTAAAAGAGTAGAAGCTTTTAATAAAATAGCAGGATTAAATAGAGATTTAGCACAATTAAGTTCAGAAGATACTATACAAAGAGAAATAATACTTGAACGTATTAAAGCTACCGAAACTTCGATGGGTGCAATGTCAGCCGAAGAACAGGCAGTATTAGATAAATTAAAAGAAGGTACAACTTACGCAAATCAAATGTCTTATATGACTGAAGAGCAAAAGGCTCAATTAGAAGCTTCAGTCAAAGCATATGAAGGTATAAAGAAAACACTTGGTGGTATATTAGGAACAGCAGGATTGTTATTTAGTGGATGGAGAGGATTTGCTAGAGTAACTTTATTAGGAGCGGGTAAAGCACTTACAGAGTTAGGAAAAACTACAAGAGAATTAGGTGGTTTCTTAGGTGGGGCAACAGTATCAGCTACAGCTTTAGGTGCTGTATTTAAAGATGCAACAGGCACAGCGAAATCATTATCATCTGAATTTGGGGGATTAAATGATATTTCATTTAAAAATCAATTGAATACAAACCTTATGGCTACTAATATGGGTATTAGTGGTGATGAGGCTGCAAAATTAACTGGTAACCTTGCTCGTTTGAATGGTAATAGTATTGAAACCGCACAAAATTTAGCTGAAGGTACAAAAGAATTAGCAAAACAAAATGGTTTAGTTCCAGCCGATATAATGAAAGATATGGCTGGTTCAGCTGAAGCATTTGCTTTGTTTGGAAAGGATGGTGGAAAAAATATTGCACAAGCTGCTGTACAAGCTGCTAAGATGGGTACTAGTCTTAAAACTATGACCGGTATAGCAGATAATCTATTAGATTTTGAAAATTCTATTACAAAAGAATTAGAATTAGGAGCTATGCTTGGTAAAAATATCAATTTAGATAAA